AGCATCAATAGCAGCTTTACCCGGCTTTGCTAAGTAGCCATCGGTTGGGTCATGTAACAATTTGCGCTGCTCTTCAGACATCCGATTGTCAAGAGCCTTGACATCAGCATCAGCAATGTCATATCTAATTTGGTCTGCGACCTTCTTGACTGTTGCGCCAGCCGCAACGGTGGCAGCGCCCATACGCTCTAGGTCTTTGCCGACCACATCTGGCATAGGAGCCACAGGGGAAGGAGTCGCAAAGGTACCCGGAGATCCGGCTTCTAATCCGACGGTAGGTAGGTCATATGTTGGTACTGTTGGCATTTTTTTACCCTACTATGCTATTCGAGCCGCTATGGCGTTGAGTCTTTGATTTTGATACCAAGAGCTTGCTGCTGTAGATGCGGACCCTAGAAGGCTTGTATAAGCCGATGCAAATGGATTTACTTGGCTTGCAGCTGTGCCCATATTGTTTGCAGATACTCCAGCCATTAGGGCTTCATTTGAATAATTTGTACCCTGAATTCGAGCTGCCCACGCTGCTCTTACGGCATTTGCATTGATTGTCAATGCGTCAGTCTCTTTCATCAGATCAATTGTTGCGATTTCTTCAGCAGCAGATCCTACCCCTAGAGCTATACCCCGTGCCGCCTGAGATGCCTTGGTGGCACTTTTAATCTTTCCGGCACGCAGGGTTACCTGTCCAATTTGACGCTCGCCAGCAAGCAGGATCGTTTGAGCCTGTTGCTCCATCTGTCGAGCATTAAGGTCAGACATAAATTGCTTGTTCTCAAAAGAAAGCTTCTGAGATTCAAGCTGGTATTGCTGAGTTTTAGATTGGTAATAGGTGCCAACAATGCCTTGGATTGCTCCACCAAGCATCATCATGTTGCCTATTGCTCCAGCCGTTTTGGTCTGACCAGCCGTCATTGCGGATGGGTCAGCGCTAAACCAGTTTGTAAGTGTTGCGGAAATGTCAGCCACTTTAGAGCTCCCCAGTAGTTGTTACAACCATAAATGCATGAAACCTAAATACGGGCACTGCTACCCGCCCATTTGTACTTCAAGAGTCATGTTGATTATTGTCAACGGCAAAGGATCTTTTTGTCTCAAATAGATCTGCGCACCGTCGTTCCATGATGGCTTGATCATAGTTTTAATCTCTTCAGTTTTTAAAGCAGGAGGAGACCCGTATGGCTCGTTTCTACGCTGCTTTGCCTCAACAAGCCTGTCTAAGGATGGTCCAATAAAAATGCCTGAAGATCTATAAACTCGTATTGCTACATGATCCACATTTTTATATGTGCCTTGTGCATATCCAGTGTCTGTACCAGCAGCCAATGGCAGCGTCTGAATGTCAGCTGTAATTGGCAAGCCAATGTGCGCAATGCTGATAGGTCTATCCAGCGTAATTGTTCCTGAAGTAACAACCCTTTGTGGATGCACTGCACCATCAGCAAGAATGTTTACTGTTTTGCCCTCAATGTGAGTCAATCCAGAAATTGAATTTCTAGCAAAAGACCATTTTGTTGTAGCTGCGTTTCTCAAATATACCGGGATGGTTTTGTCAGTTCTTACTTGTACTGATGTTGTGCTTGCAACAGAATTAATCCTCAAATGATATTCGCTGTTATCTACTGTTGAATAAACCACAATCTCATCATTAATGTCGCCAGCCCCAATTTGAAATATTGGAGTTGATGAAGTAATAGTTAACAGCTCAGATGAGCTCCAAGTTGTTCCTCCGCTGATCGTTACAGTAGTTGCTGTAGTGTTTGTGCCGTCATATGTAGCGCCACAGTCAACAAAAAAAGCATCTTGCTGTCTAGCAAACAACCTGCTATTTAAGCGCTCAATATAGCGCTTTGAAACGCCATTGATAGTCCTTTGGATGATGGCATACAGCACATCTTCGTTGCCTTCAGCAACCACCGTACAGCTTTGAAATTTACCATCCGTATCGTGCTGGTGCCAAGCACCAACTGATTGCTCTGGGACATATGTAAGACCAAGCAATTTTCCAGAAGTTGAGATCATCCAAATAATTGGCTGTGGCGCTTTTGAATACGCCATGTCTGTGATGTCGTAGTTATCAAACAAATGTGCTGATCGCAATGACATGTCTCCAGTAATAAAACCGTTTGCCTGCCAGTTGTATCCAAGCTCTCGCACATGACCGCCTCGAGCGGCTCCATAAATCAGAGTGTTGTTGATGATCACTGGCTGGACATTACTTGCGCCAACATAAGACTGTGGTCGCACAGAAATTGTCGATGGAGTAATTGCGTCAGAGTTAACGGATGTGACCCGCCACTCAGCAGAGCTGGTAAGCAAAAGCAATTGAGTCAGTGGAACAATGTGTCGAATGGTGTTTGCTTCACGAGCAGCCACACGGAATGAGATTCGGTCATCGTCACGAATAGGCAGCGAGTAGCTCATGTCTGATTCAGTACCAGACTTCGTCATCCAGATCTTTTGTGGCTCAAGCAATGTGCCAGCAAAGCAGCGGCGCTGCTCGTAATAAGAAACGGCTCCCGGATAGTTTTGAGCAGATTGGAACACGCTCTCATATGTAGGTGGGCTAGTTGATAAATCTGGACCAATGTTGTCATCAACAATTGATGTGCTTGTTGTTTGACCAATGTAGCCATATACGCCACCCTGAAGTTTATAAACGCTGTATCGAGTGGCTCCGGTAACAGCAGTCCAAGCAATAGTCACAATTCCGCCAGTTTCAAGCAAGTTGCCAGTACATGTTGCAGTAGCTGATTGAGATGACTCGCTTACCAAGTCAGCACCAATGCTTGTCACCACATATGTGTATGTGTATTTTGGCGTAGTAGATCCAGATGGAGTTGCGGTAACGCCAGTAGGAGCCGACAAGTTTGGCTGAAATGAAATAGTGTTCAATACCCAGTTAGTAGCACCCTGCCTGCGCAGCTCTCTTGGCGCATAGTTTGGGTGAACAAGTGTTAACACATCAGCCGATTGAACATAGTGAATGTCAAACAAGTCTGCTTCTGTATATGGGTTAGGTATCTCATATGCTGCTGATGGCAATGGATACCAGTAAGTTGCGTTTGGAGGAGCTTGGCTAATGTGGTCTGCAATGCAGTAATAGTTAACTGAGCTCTGTCGTACCAAGTCTCCAACAACATATTTCCTGCTTGCTGTGTGAACTCCAGACTGCGTCCCGCTTGTATTAATTGCTGTGCCGCCAGCAGTAGCTGCAACTTGGAATGTGTTTGCCGCAGCATTGACTACATAGTAGACGGTTCCAGCTGTAATTCCTGTTGGCAATGCGCCTGTAGTTGCAAAAGATACCTTGTCTCCGTTTGCAAGACCATGAGCTGTCCATGTGATAACAGCTGGACTTGCAATAGTCATTGTTACTGTTGCAGAAGATCGGTATGCCGCAGGCGTTCCAACCTCAAGAGTAGCTCCCTGAGTGTGAAACCTAAAATATCCAGCACCTATTTCAATTACCATTGTCTGAGTAGTTGAATAGGTAAACGGAATAAGCCTTGTAATTTTTGTTGAGTCTTTTACTTCAGTTACGAATTTAAACCCCGCACGATTTTCTGCCGGACCTTGTGGTTTTGTAATGAAATTTCTGCATAAAGCTAGACCGCTTTGATACTTAGCGTCATCAATACGACCAAACATTTCTGGCGACATTTCTCCGCCAGCAAACGATCTTTGAAGTGTGCGAGTTGCTGGCATATTTATCTCCCTACCATCCAAGAAACAATGTGGTTAGGATTAACTTTTCGTTGTTCTGTGTCTGAAATTTTTGCTTGACTTAAAAATACAGCAGCCATTTGTGCGCATCGTTTTGCTTCAGCTGCGCCAGCATCACCTTTGATTACTGGACCTGCAAGCATTGATGCAAGATGCCAAGATAATGTGGTGACAAACAATGGAGAAAATGTTGTTGGGTCAGTGATAAATGCGTTGTATCGAATGACAGCTTCATCTTGATCTGTGCGAATTACTCGAGCACCGTCTTGAGTTACCTCAACCTGAAAAGGCTGTGGGACATAAGCAGATGCAACTGCTGTGTCGGTGATGTCAGTGTTAAATCCAAATGCAGTGTTCTGCGGTATATGAGCAGAGTAATCGTCGGTGGCATCTGGAGGCATTACCGCAACAACAGACAGCACATCTGTTGGCAACATATAGCAGTAAGTCCATTCTGTTGATTCATTGGTTGCAAGCTTGACCATCTTTACACGCTTGCTGCCAAAATTCCATGGGTGCAGCTCAAGCAAAGTGTCTCGAGCAATAGGGTAAAAACGGGCGGCATGCTCTGCCTGCGCCGATCCCTCTGGTGGGTATAGGCTGGCAATCGTGGCTTCATCGCCAAGGTGCGCCAGTGCTAGGTTTGCAATGTCAACTACTGATGCCATTTTGAGCTCCTAAATAAAAAGGGGATCACGGTTTCCCACGATCCCCCTGTAACGCCGTTGATAGAGGTTACACCAAGACCTTAGTCTTCGTCCTTGGCATCAGCAGTGGGCTTTTTAGCTTTTGGCTCTTCAGCTTTCTGCTCTTTGATCAACTCGAGATTGCTCCCGGGTTTCCCGTCATACTCAACAGTATCGCCCTCTTCGCAAAGACGATTGTTGATAAACGAGCGGGTTAGGACAAGGTACTTTTTAGTCATGGTGTCATCTCCCTAAATCAAACTACAGAAAAGCCAGAAGCGTAAAACTTCTTGCCATCTTGAATGTCAGTCACTACATCAGCAGTAATGTTACCGCTTGTGTAGGTACCAACAACAGTGTAGCGAGCACCGATATAACGCTTACCAGTCGAAGCAACCTGTGGGTTGAAACGAACAGCAGTGTTATAGCCTGCAACCAAAGATGCAGTTACAACAGCATCACTGCTGCCAATAACTTGCACATTGCTTGAAAGCGCTGCATTGTCAGCTTGGATGATTTCGAACTTAATTGAAGTACCGCCAGCCATAGCTGTGGTAACTGCAAAGTTCATGTAAAGATCCATGCCTTCACCAATATCACGAGCTACGGATAGATCGATAGTATCGGTTGAAACAGCGGTGGTAGTTACAGCTTGAGCACTAGAGACTCGTAATAGAGCGTCGGTAATCATGGTTAAATTCCTTTCCTGATCGGTTAATTAAGATACGACAGATTCAGTGTTGAGCAAGCTGTCAACACGGCGCAAAGGAACTCCCAAGAATGACAACCAAGAATTAGGCTGACCAAACTGAGTAAGACCTTGCTCAATCTTCAGAACATACTGGCTCTTGTCCATAGCAGCGAGTGCCAAACCAGAGTGAACAGTACGGTTCATGTAGAAAGCTGCACGACCCATGCTCATGTTAGGAATGCGATACAACGCACGAGCCATCAACTTAATGAGTGCTGTGGATGCAGACGCAGCCTGAGTACTTGTTTGTGCAATCAAGTCGCTCACATCGATGTTCGGGATACGAACAACATAACGCCAGTCCTTAACTACCAAACCATTCTTCCACTGGTAACGAGTAGACAAAGCTTGCATGCGAGTGCCGTCTGCGTTGTACACAGTCTGCTCGCCCAAGTCTTCGTGCATCAAACCAGCTTTAGAGCCTTTAGGGAATGGGCAATAAACAGTGTTGTCACCCCACACTACCAAATAAACGGAAGTGTTGTCAGAGCCAGATCCGCCAGCGCTCAAAATGTTTTGTGCATTTGAGGCAGACAAGCTGGAATAACGAGAAGCCAAACCAAGGAATTGCTTTGGATCAGTACCCGGATTGCCGTAGAACAAAGTCGTGGCTTGAGTCTGGTTCATTGCTTCCAAGAAAGCTTGGTCTTCAGACAGGCGGAACTGAGCGGTGTTACCGTTCAACATTGCCAAGTCTTTGTCGATTTCAGAACGGGCTTCCAAAATACCGCAAGCTTCGTCAACTTGTGCAGTTGTCGATTTGCTGTTTGGAATACCTTGGTTCAGAGCACGCCAGTAAACAGTCGGGAGACCTGTACGAATAACAACACGCTCGCCAGTTGGCAAATTGCCTTCTTTAAAGACGCAGTCTTCGAGGATCTCGTTTGACTGTGAGAGTAGTTCTGCGACTACGGGAACACGACCTTCGGGGTCAGTGCGTTTAGCCCAATCGGCTAGGGTTAATGCGTTGGCTGATAGAGTTGCCATTTTTAATTACCTTTCATTGCTGAGATGGATAAAGAGAAGCCGCCAAGTCGGAGTTGTTTGCAGCTTTAGGTTTGCCACCTTGTCCGCCTCCAACAAAACGATCCTCACTAATTGACTTGCCTGCTCTGTACATAAACCGAATAACTTCGGGATGATTGCCCAGACCAGACTCGTTTAGCAGCTGCCGTAGCGCAGGTGTACCGAATGCATCGAGTGACTTGCGTGCAACTGAGAGATTCTCGTTGAGCCTGTCTCCGCCAAATTCACTGTCGGACTTTGCATCGTTTGCCCACGCATTTCGAACTTCCTCGATTTGTTGGAGCTGACGCTTTTCCATCGTCGGTGCCATTTTGTCGAGGATTTTCTGTGCGGCTTCCGGAGACAATTTCAGATCCTTCGCTACCTCTGAATACACACCGATTAATTCCGAATCGTATTGCTTACCTTCGGGCGGTTTGAATTCATAGGTCACTGGTGCAGCATTCGCTTGTTCACCAGTTTGAGCGTTGTTCTGACCCTGCTTGCCTTCGCTATTTGCTTGGGGTTGCTGGTTCTGTCCTACGGTCGCCTGCTGCGTTTGTGGTGCATTTGCTTGCGCATTTGCATCACCTTGCGACGAGGTCGAGCCTTCAGTGGTCGTTGTGGCTTGTTCCGTCATCAGCATTTCTGACATCTTGTTGCTCCTTTACCATTAATGGATACAGCTCTGGACAAAGCGTGTGTATCAACGACAGTGTGCGATTGCCATAATTCCTGTTACCTTCTGCAAATGCCATTTGCATTGCATTGGTGTTGAATGATAGCCGGAACACACCCGTTTGATCCAGTAGTCGCCAAATCATTCGACGACCCCGCTTGCTTCCCATGAGCCATTTCAAATCCGCTTCTTCGTTTTCTCGGGAAATCTTTTCTCGGACCTCTTTCTCCGATTTAGTTTTCTCTTGACCACGAAGATCTAGTGGGTCGTAGTTGCTCATGGTTGTAATCTATAGCTGAATAATTTCATCACGGGCACCTATGCTTCGTGATTGTTTCTAATCAAAACACCTTCAATCACAACGCCTATTTCAGCGGTAGATGATTCTGTTTTGCATTGCCATTGTATGTCTGTCAATTCCGCATATGGGAATGGAACAACACGCACAGCCTCATATCTTTGACTAAACGGTGCCTGCAATACGGCTAGGCTTACACCAGCAGCATTCTTTGATTGGACCCTGTAATGACAATGGTTGTTGCTACCTCCTGCCACGCTGGAGAAAACATCAATACGGTTTAGATAGAAGGTATACCCAGCCGGGACTGAGTAAATCGACATTTTTGTGCGACCATCCCCGGCAACAATTTTGCCGTAAGTGTTTCCGCCATTTGTCAGCGTAATAGTTCCAACAGCATTACCCAAAACAGTCACCATTGAATTGATTCGCAGGTAGATGCCAACGGTTGCAACACCTGCCGTGCCATTTAAAGCTACAGTTTCAGTGATTGGATCAAAGTTGTCATCAAGCCCAAACACCCGGACAACAACAGCTGTATCGGATGCGCTTGTGCTTTGCATCGTCATTGTTGTTGCTGCTGGTGGGTATATGTATGCTGATGCGTTCTCCCAAATTGGAATGAATGTAGTTGCTACGGCAGGCTGATATGCAAAGATGTTGATTGCTGTATGCCCAAGCACCAAGCCACGAGCCACCTGCAATTCAAATGGTTCGCTGCTTTTAGCTTCAGTGATAGACGGGTAATACTTACCCGCTGGCACATAGGCAGACGGGATCGATGGAGATCCAGTTGCCGCTAATGTGAGTACCCCTGCCGCCATGGATTAGTAACCAGCCATTGGCTCTGAAACAGAGCTACCTGCGTTTGAGCTGTTGCCATAAAGCATGCTGGCTCGTTGATCGTTTGTTGCCTCGCCTTTTGCTGGGCTGATTTCCATGTCGGTAATCTGCAAGCTCATGCTCATGTCTTGCTCACCGTTTTGCGTGTTGTATGCGCTGACAGACTTGACATAAAC